CATTAAGTGTGCTCTGAAACTCTTGCCATCCTGTCATACCACCAGGAGCTGCGCGTGAATAAATACTAGGAATGTCTACCTTACATCGTGACCAATTCTTGATTATGACGTGGGCAGAACGCGCATCAGTGATGTATGGCATCACACGTGATAGGATTCGTTCCCTAGAGTCCTCAATCTTAGAGGGCCGTTCTGGAAATGCCATTCTTTTGGCAATCTCAGCGGGTTCTCTGTCAACAATTCCATAATGCCACGTGTGGCCCAAGAAGTGGACGTCTTCACCGTCAGTCCAAGTTCCCGACTTCTGAATAGACATTTTCATGCCAAGCACCGAGAACACTGTCTGAAATGCTCGAAGGTTCAATTTCCTTGGCGAACCAAAGATTGAATCATCACCCAACACATAGAGTTTGCCCTGCTCTAATGCCATACCAGTTAAATGGATATGCGCAAGTTGAACTAGGAAATAGTTGATAATACTATCAACTAGTTGGGTGAAATAGGAACCTGAAGGAACTCCTTTATGTTTCTGATAAACATAACCATCAGGCATTAAAATGGGTGTGTGGATAAAATAGCTTACTACCCTTTGCCAGTGGTCAGAGTTTACAGTCCCAGGCTTGAAAAACCGATATAGTACTCCAAAAGCCATGTCAATTAATCGGGGATGAACCGACGCATCAAACTTAGAGAAATCGAAACCATACCTGAATGACATGTTTTCAATCGCGATAAGTCGTGATGCTAACTCAAAACGCTTCAATCCAAACGCCATGGGAGACACCGTCCCAAGGAAGTGGTCGATTAAAGGTCGAGCAAACATGGATTCTGCTAGGGTCACAGCTAGGGGATAACCCCAAACTAGGCGTACTTTCGGTCCGTCATCTCCGTGTTGGACACGATGATATGCGACACATGGTTCACTTGCTTTAGTGCCTTCTAACCATCTATGCATCCTTCCTAAATCGCGAAGGACTGCGGCCCCCTTTTGTGTAAACTCTGGTGCCCCTGAGGATTTTTCGAGTTTAACAGCACGAATAAGCTCTTCATCACTAGTCAAGGGAATAACTTCCGCTTTCCTAGGATTAAAAGCTTTCAAGGTGACAGCTAGAGCTTGGTCCCATAATGACTGAGGACAGTCAAATGGTTCTCGCTTCGTGTAATGCTCAAGAGCATCAAACATGTACTGTGGTTTATACACAGACTTGTTATCACGCCGCAAATCCAACTCAAATCCTTGCTCACGCAGATTGCGCAGAACTGAGCCTTCCACTAAGACTCCTGTCGGTGAGGATAAATCGCGAAGAGTTTGCTGAGCCCTCTTACTCTTATATTGATATTTCCTAAGCTTGAGGACTCCTTCTGAGATTTTCATCTCAGGATGTGAATCATTAAATTCACTTTCCAACGTCAATCAACTCCAATCGGGAACAAAATTAGTTTGAACGGACGTCCCAAATCCATTCAACTCATACCTCCACTCGCAAGGGAGAGCATGATTACCCTCTAGCTTACCAAGGCTAGTCCGACGGAATTCCACCGTATGGAAACTAC